AGGATGCCTGAGCAAATTGAAAGGCACAGAAATGACAAAGCAAAAATCTGTGCCCAATCCTTTAATTGTTTCATTGTGTTTGTAGAAGTTTCTTAATATTAGCTAAAGTTTTCTCAAACTCCAACCTTGCGTTTCGGTATAGGTAGCTATTAGCAGGTATTGGATATTTAGCTGGTTCTCTTCCTCTAAAATCACTAGCATATTCTACTAATCCATATTCAGCTAAAAATGTCTGGTCAACTCCTGCCCCTGTGCCAAACTCCACATAAGGAGCATAGTTTACACCTTTTATTCCTCCTGCCTTGACAATCCATGTCAAACCATTATTAGATACAACAGAACGAATAGTACTTTTTAAATCACCTGTTTTAACAGGAACCTTGTTTTTTGCAGCGGTTTCTGTTCTATCTGCCCAATCTTTTACCTCCTTATAGATACCTTGCTGTACCTTTTCAGAGTACTTGTCTAAATCCTGTAAAAGAATATTGATTCCGCTTACCTTAACTTGGACTGCCATTTCTATTAGTCGTTTCCATTGCAGCAAATGCTCTGATAGTAATGTATCTTCTCAATGGGTCAACCTTTGGTGCAAGAGCAGTAAAGTAATACCCCCTCCACTCAATCTGATCTCCATTCTGAATGGCAACAGAAGGATTGTAACGAATCACAACCTCAATCAATGTGCTTAACTCTTGCTTCTGTACAACAGTATCAACGCTAGGTGTAATTTCTTTAACACTAGCTCCCTTTGGCTCGTAGTAAGTAGATACGGTATTTATCAACTGACCTGTAACAGGGTCTTGAGTCTGTACAGACCTTTTAAATACCACTTTTTCACGCATCATGGGAATACTATTCTTCTGTATGGATTCACTAATAACTTAACTTCACTCAACAAATCAGGCTTAGAATTAGCCTCTCTGTATTCGTAGTAATGGTAGGCTTGACGATAGATTGCTTGCTTAATGGCATCATTTACCAAACTTGCGTTGGTAACATAGGTAATATTAATGTCTTTTCCACCTTCTTTTAGCAAATCGCCAAATAAAGTATAACCTGCGGTAGTGATTGACTGAATAGGCCCATAAGGCAACTTATAGTTCTTAGGCAAGTGCAACGCAATCAAGTTGATTGTCCGTATACCTAAAGACTTCTGCATATACTGTTCTATGTTCTGTCTAGCTGACTTTAGAAACAAAGCAATCAAGTTATCGTCAGTATCAAAGTCAATTCTAGCGTAGTCCTTAAAGTCCTCCACATTGTAAGGCTCGACATAGCTTGCCTCACTCGTAAAGGTCACTTGGAGTCCTGTTGCACCTAAATATTCATATACTGGCAGTATATCGCCAAGCATATCTTCGTTGTATTCATATCCTGCCATGACTCAAAGATAATAAAAAAGCCTTGGAAAATATCCAAGGCTCTTATTCTAAACTATTGACTTCTAATTAGGAAGCCAAAGTTACCTTAATGAACGCATTGTCATAGAACACAGGAAGTGCAACTCTCTCCTCAACACGAACCAAGATTACGTTCTTCTCAGCATCGTCAGAGTTCTGATCGAAGAATCTGATACGAGGAGCCTGACGAGTCAACAATTGAGCTTGATTCCAATCACCAACGATACCAGTTCCTTGAGAAAGGTAAGAGTTAGAGAATACAGGGATACCAACTACATTAAGTTGTCCAGTCAAAGGATTAACAGTCACAACACCTGGGAAGTCATACTCACCAGAACCAGAAGCCTTACCCAACAAGATGTTTACATAATCTTGGTTAGACAATACGATTCCAGTTGGAGTGTGAAGGTTGTTCTTCAATTGACGAAGAGCAGCATCAATCAAGATTTCAATGCTTACAGTCTTAGAACCATTGTAGTTCTCAGAGTTAGCAGCATCAAGAAGCAAACCTTGGATGAAGGTATCTTCCTTCTTCAACAATTCTGCACGACCTTTGTTCTGCAAGAATGAAGTCATCCAAGCCAAATCTTCGATCATAGAAATTGGAACTCCTTTGATAAGACCTGCAATCCACTCAGCATCAGCTTGGTAAGTAGTGAACTTAGGCTCAATCTCAGGCTTAGCACCGTCTCCGTATGCCCAAGTGTTAGCTCCACCTACGGTAGCATTTTCTTTAGGATACTTAACAAACTCACCAGACATTGTTCCTCCAGGAAGGACATTTCTGTAATGGAAAGACTCATACTTAACCAAGATTGGATCTCTGAAGTCAGTTACGAAAGGCTCATAACCTGTGAAGTCAGAATAGTTAAAATCCTTCATGGTCATTTCCATGCCCTTACCAGATTTTACATTCTTAACCATCTCAGCGTGGTTAGACTTCAAAGTCTCATGCAGAGACCAACCGAAGTTCTTACGCTCAACTTTAGGAGCAGATTTCTCGGTGATGTCAGCAAGAGCCTTATCCATTTCCTTCTGGATGTCAGCGTGCTTAGACTGCATATCAGCAGTAAGCTTGTCCATTGCGTCTTTAACTTTAGTGTCAAATCCAACAACATCTTTTTCTCTTTCAGTAGAGAAGTTTTTCTTCAGGGTTTGTAGCTCTTCGGCTAAAAAATCCTGAACCTCTTTAATTTGCAATTCTGCCATGATTTCTAAATGTAGATTTAAGTGATTCAATTAATTTATTACTATCCAAATCGGCTTTAACCTCTTCTAAAGTGATTTCTTTCGGCTTTAGAACTTCGTAAAGTGATTTAAGTCTTTCTTCTAGTTTGACAAGTGTCTCATCAGTTGCGTCAGAAGTCCTTACAAACTTCTCTAGTCTGTCAAGGTATTCAAACGCATCTGATTCGGACTTCAAGTCAATGAATGTGGTCTCAGGATTCGCTCCCAAGAATTGTACTGCTGATCCTTCGTACATGATAACTTCCTTAATGACATTAGCTTTCTTAGTTCCATCAAAGTACTGCTTGTCTTTAGGTACAGAGAATCCAAAGCTATGCTGGTTAATAAGTCCTGACTCTACCATCTTCATAAAGTCAACACCCAAGCTATGAGTACCAATCTTCGCCTCATATCTCAAACCCTTCATATCCTCCTCTAGGTTTGTGATAAGAGCAACAGACTTCTTAGAGTCGTGATCTAGCAAATACTTGATAAGCTTCTTACCATTAGGCCCACGCTCTTGGATAGTTTTAGCAAATGCTCCTCTCTCGATGACATCACCATCCAAGTCCTTGTTACCAAACATTGCAAAATAACCTGAAACAACACCTTGCTTCATGTCGGCATCTTGAAATCCTTGGTTAATACCTTTAGTTAGAAAACCCATATTGCTCTGTTCTTTTATTTCTCCTAATTCTCTCAGTTTACTCCTGCTCCACGATAGTGCAGCTTTTCCACCCCATGCATCGTACATCAATAGACCGCAGCCATCATCGTAAGAGCTAGAAGATTGTAAATCAACCTCATGTCTACTTAGATAGCTATACATTCTCTTGATTGTATCTACTGATACAGGCTCGCCTTTTGCAAGCTGATTTGCTCTCTGCTTTCCAACATCTGTGCCACATGGCCCCCATCCGTTCTCCTCAACATATTTAAGAACCCTCTTAGCATTATTTCTAACTGCCTCAGGATAATCTGAATAGCTTTTTTGTTCGATAGATTCGAAATCTAAATCCTCATTCATACACAAAGATTGAAAAAAACTATCAAACATACAAACTCATAGAAGATGACTAATATTTCTTCTAGTATCTTGACCACTCTCAAATCTATAATAGTGGAACAAGTATATACCTTTAGCGATACCAATCCGTAGTCTGTGCTGCATTATCTTCTTACAGAAATGATAGTCAAAGAAATGTCCATTAATCTGAATGCCTCCTTCACGAAACCCTCCGACCTGTCTCCATGTCTTCTTGCTAAACAGCATAAACAAGCCACCAATCACCTGGTTAATGTACATCACATTACTCCCATGCTCATTGTACAGGTCAACTGCAATCTTTCTATGATTCATGATATCAGAATCATCGGACTTTTGTCCTCCTACAAGCTGATAATGCAACCCTAGCCGATTTGTCATGCATCCAACCAAGTCAAAGTCACCTCGCTGTGCTATCTCCTCGCATTGCTGATATATCTTCTCATGATACATCGGTAGCGTATCAATGTCTCTAAGACAAATCCAATCATCATCATGTAGGCCACTAATTAAATCGTTAATTGCCTTTCCAATGTTCTTGTCTGACCTACCAGGAGTTATGTGGTGTACCTGAACACTCTTTCTTACCTCAACCTTTCCTTTGTGCTTATTTATCGTAACAAAGGTTGCCATAACATTGTGTGGCTTAATATTCTCAGGACTAATGTTTCTCCAATGTATAACATAAGGAAATGCTAACTCATCTCTGTTAGTATAATCCTGCACTATCTTCCATACACCATCCATTAAGATATTCTGCAATGCATCTCTATTTGAACGCACAAAGAAGTTAGTCTCTAGCAATCCTGCCTTGTCCTTGTACCTACTCTCTAAGTAATACCTAAACTGCCTCTTTACCTGATCCTCGTTTACCTTTCCCTGATTTACCAATTCTTTGGCCCTAGTGTACACATCTACATGGGCACGAGTCTTAAACCATATCGGGAAACTAGGTGGCTCATGGACAAAGGAAATATTTGCATCGGCATAGCAGACCAAATCGTATTCACTTAGATACAAGTGTGATAGAAGTTTGTATTTCCTAGACTCCTTCTGTCTATCTGTAATGCCATCCACCACTCGTATCTGCCATCCATCAACATTAAGCTCTGCATTATCGGTAAATAACACAAAGTCCCACCCCTCAAACTTAGGGGCAGGACTGACATCATCGTAGTCTCCGAACAAGACCGAATAAATTACTTTCATCTTAAATTTCTCCAAGTTCTTTGCTCATAGAAGTTGTGATTCACATTTGAGCTTGCATATCCGAAGATACACTCATCCTTATCTGCCATAATACCTGGGAACTGCTCAGTCAAGTACCTGTCTAGCCTTAGCTTAACATTTTTTAGTCTAGCCTTAATTTTATCGGTAGCAAACCAATAGAACGACCCAGAGTAGTGAAACGGATACGGAACATACGGAGGGCATGGGAGTAGCTTAGCACAAACCCCTGCAAACAACTTGTCTCCCAACACAGGTGGATTAGTCAAGTTCTTTCGATACAGATGATTTATCCAAATGTCCAACCCTGCCCATACAGGTCTGGTAACACCCTTGCAATGTGCATAGAATGTCATGCCACCATCTATCTCTACCAATGAGTCTAAGAAGTGAATACACTCCCCATACTTTGCATCGTTCTGCACTATTCGATAGTCACAATCTTTCGGCAGCATATCCACAATAGGTGCCAAAGAATAGTTGCCCTTTACGGCAATCTTAACTATCCTCTGACCATCAAACACATTCCAATACGCTTCCAAGAACTTTAAGTTCAAGACATGGTAATGGTTTAATGTCCCATCGTAGTAAATGAAGTAGATTAAATTTTTTCTAGCATTAGAGTCCATGTCGTAGGAGTTGATGGTTTCTCTAATACCTTATACCCTAGAACCTTCCAGAATGCAATCCACTCTGGCTCCTGCTTGATGTTAATATGTCCCCACTCTGCATCGTTCTCAGTAGTATGTGGAGTAGAGCTAAACAATATCATTTCAGGCTCTATAACATCAATCGCATTCTTAATCTCTTGGTCGGTCATGTGTTCAGCTACCTCGATGAACAACATCATCTCTGCTGCCTTCGGTCTAGCAATCACCTTCAACTCACTATACTGCTCCTTGCAATAATCCCTATGGCTCTTGAACACATCTAGTGCCATGATGTTAAATCCTTCCTGTCGCATCACCTCACTATACACCCCTGTGCCACATCCGTAGTCAATTACACTACTAGGATCAAACTTCTTGCAGTAGTTGGCTACACTCTTAGCCAAGCCTACAAACAATTCATTGTTCATCGTTAGGTTCAGAGTTTCAATCTCTGCCTTCAAGAATTCTTCTTCTGATATCATCGTGTTTATATTTAGTTATGGCATTACAGAAAGCAGTTTTATAGTCTGCTCTATAATATCCTTTGTACTCATTCCTTCCTTGAATTCGA